CACGCCGTTGGCGTTGACGTTGTTGGACAGAAAGCCCTTGGACACGCGGTAGGTGATGCTGTAGTTGATGTCGGACATAACGGGGGTTCCTTAGTTACTGGGCGACTTGGGCTTCGTTGTTCTCGACGCCGCGAGCGATGCGTTCTGCAATCTTGTTTGCTTCTCGTTGCAACTCAATGAGCGGCTGGTTGCGGGCGTCGTCGTCGCCGCGAAGCAAGCGGTTCAGTTCCCGAGAGCCTTCGACCGTTGAAACGTCGGTGGCTTCAAGAGCAGCGCGGGATGGGCCTTGGAGGACGGCGTTTTGCACTTGGTCGGCGAGGCCGAAGATGGTCGGGGCAAGTTGCCGCAGGCCGTCCTGCTGCAACCTGTCGATGGCGGCCCGCCGCTGATCTCGGTCGATCTCTCCGGCCTCCAGGGCCGCGTTTAGCCTTTGCACCTGCGCCAAGAAGTCGTCGGCGGCTCGCTGGCTGTCCGTTAGAACGAGGTTGCGTCCCTCGGCAACAGCGTCCGCAAAACCCGCAGCGCCCTGGGTGGCCGCGTCCAATGCGTCGGCCAGTTCGGCAAGCCGCTCTACTTCAGGAAATTGCTCGAACGCGCGTTGAAGCCGGTCGTTGATCACCTCGAGCGCGCCCTCTGCGGCCACCCTGTCTCTGGGGGCCGAATCGCGGTCTTCAAGAACGGCCTGAGCGGCGGCGCGGCGCTGAATCAACTGCTGAACATCTCTCCCCAGGCCGCCGCCGCTGGCTGCCTGCTCAAACTGGCCGCGAATCGCAATCTGCTCCCGCCTTAGTTCGGCTGCTTGCGCTGCGATGTCTTGCTGAACGAGTTCGGCGGCGCCCCTTTGCCTGGGCCCCCTTTCTGCTTGCCCTTGAAGCAGATTGGCTTGCCGGCGGGCCTGATCTGCTCGGCTGCTGGCATCCTGAACGGCGGAATCAATCAATTGACCAGAAGCGTTTCCGACTGCCTCGGCGAAGGAATCGACCGCACGGCGAACTGTATTGATAGCGCTGATTTCGTCGGCTCGAGCCCTTACGCCAGCCTCAATCTGAACGATTTCCTTCTGGATTGCTTCAACGGCCCTCGCTCTCTCAGCCGAGTCCTCAATTCCCGCCGCCTCGGCCAGACGATCCCTTGCGTCTCGCAGCTGCTCGCCGAAACTCTCTTGAGCCGCCAAGGCTGCCGCGGCCCCCGTCACGCTGGAGGTCACGGCCTCCTCCAGCGTCTGAATATTCTGCTCAATTGAATCGCCCGCGCGGCGAATGACCCGAAGCGATCCGACTGCCTGCGCGTCAATGGCCTCCGAGAGTTCCCTGTCAACAAGGGCAATCTCGCGCTGCGTTTCCTCTAGCGAGCGGGTTACATCAATCCTTGCCCCAAGCCCGAACGGCCCTCGCGGCGCGTCAAGGATGCCGGCAAGCTGTCCTTCGGTGTCTCGCAGTCTCCGCAACTGTTCTGACCTGGCCGCGATGCTTTCGCCGCCCGGCACATCTTGCCCCAGCCGCGACAGTTGCACGCCCCTGGCCTGAATCGACCTGTCCCTAAAAGGGCTGCCCCTGTCTCGCTGATTTATGGCAAGCAGCGCGCGGCCGACTGCGCTGATGAAATCCGAAATCTCTTGTCCGGTCGGAGCGGGCGTGCCGGCGATCTGCGAACGCACCCGCTCGGAGGACTCCTCAAGCTCGCGGCGGCGGCGAGCAAGGATTTGAGCGCGGACGGGGTCGGTCGCGCCTTGCAGCGCTCGGTCAATAACAGAAATGTCTGCACCGATTGCTGCCGTTCTCGGGTCGCGAGCGGCCGCCTGGTCATCGCGAGCCCTCTGCTGCTCGCGTTGCAGCCGGCGGACCTGCTCCTCGAAATTCCTTAGATCACGGTTTGCCGCCGAGAACACGCCGTCGGCCAGAGAACTGGCGAGCGATTCAAAAGACTCTCGCAGTTGGTCAACAATGGTCTTTTGACGCTCCAGGGCTTCGTTGAGTGCTTTTGTGCGGTCCTGGGCTTCGGTGCCGGCGTTTCTCCACTTGATTAGAGCGACAACCCCCTGTGCCACCAAGACAGCCGCCAAGGCGATAACAAGCCCCTTCGTCTGGCCGATGATCACGCCGAACTGGGTGATGTTGTTGCCGATGGCGCGGATTCTTTGTTCGATGCCTCCAGTGACGCTAAAGAAGTCGTCAACAGCAAACGCAAGCTGATTAACCGCGAGCCCGACATTCTGGAACGACTTCGTTGCCACGTCGCCGCCGCGGCGAATTTGTTTCAAGGCGGCGGCGAAACTGATCTTGCCCGTCGCCGCCGCCGCCTTTGCGGCCTCCACCTGCAACCGCTCAAGCTCCTTCCGCGCCGAAGGCAGCCCAGTTGTGCCGGCCGCGATGGCGCGGCGAGTGGCGACCGCGAGGGCGTCATATGCTTTGGCGACCGGCCCCCCGGCCTGGGCACCAACCCTAGCGAGCACTTGCTGAAGTGCCAGCAACTCGCCCTGCGCCCGCTTGGTCGAGATGTTTCCGATGAAATCGGCCGCGGTCTGAATCGACAGAGCCTCCTTCGCTCGCACCGCAGCGCCCTCGAGCCGTCGCACTTCGTCGGCGGCCCGCTTGATCTGCGCGGGCGTGGCGGTGCCGGCAACCGAGATGCGGACCAACTCTGCCTCGGCGGCCTTCAGGGCCGGCACGAACTGCGACCGCACGCTGGCCGGCAGGGTGTCTAACTGGCTCTTCAAGCCAGCGACCCGGCTAGTCAAAACGTCGGCTTGGCGGAGGGGGTCGTCGAGGGCCAGCCCCAACGAGCCCTCTGTCGATGCTCGCCGCTGCTGGCGGGCTTGGTCCCTTGCCCGCAGGTTGTCGGCGTCCACGTCGTCCGGCGTGAGTATCTTGATTTGGCTGGCGGCCTTGGCTAGGCGGTCTTGCTGCGCCAGTTTCTCGTTCGCCTTCTCGATGCTGGCGGCCATGCGGTCGTTCGCATCAGTCAGGGTGCCGAGGCCGGCTGCGCCGTCCCTGGCCGCGGTGCCGATGTTGTTCAGCGCGGCCCGCTCGGCCTCAAGGGACTGCTGAACACCCTCGGGGAGCGACAGAAACTCCTTGCGGAGTTGGGCGGTCCTCGCCAGTTCGGTTTCTATCGTTCTCGCCTGTCTCTCGAAAACTCCCGAGCGGCTGGGCCGGTCTTTGAGCAGGCCGGCAGTGGCCGCGTCAAACGAAGCAGCATTCCTTCTGGACGCCGCGCCACTCGTCCGATCAATCTCCGAGGCCAGCAGGCGGTTCTGAGCCTGCGAAAGCCGCTCCACGGCTTTCGTCTCGCGCTCGGCAGCGTCGGCGGCTCGCTGCCTAAATGCTGCCTCCTCTTCGACGGCCTGACGAACCTCAAACTGAGACTGAAGGCGGGCGCTAACGTCGGTAGACTGACCCACGCCATTGACAATCTGCTCAAGCTCCTGCTGCGCTCGCCTCGTTGTCTCGACAATGTTGTCAAGCCTGCGCTCCGCAGCCGCCAGGGCCGCAGTGTCCACCTGCGGGCTAAGTCGAATCTGCTCAACTTCGGCGACCGTCTGGGCGATGGCATTCCTGAATGTCTGGAGCCTCTGAACCTGCCGCGCAACGCCGCCGTCCTGAAGGGCGGCGGGCGATAGCTGCGACGCTCGCTCCGAAAGAGCGGCGGCTTCGCGGAGGGTCTGGAGAGCGCGGGGGGAGACAAACTCGGCCTCTCGCCCCGTTCGGCCACTAGTGGCCGCGCGGTCAATCTGGGCGACCCTAGCCTGCGACTGCGCGAAAGCCTCGACCGCCCGCTGCGCCTCGCGGAAGTTCTGTGCGGCGACCGTCCCCGTGCGGGTAATCTGCTCGTTGACTTGTAGGGCCGCTTCCTGCGCTCGGTTGAGGGCGGGAATGAACCGTCCGGCGACCTCGGACGATAGTCCGGCGAACTGTCGCTGGGCGGCCGCTAAGGGCTTGTTGATGCCCTCGGCCGCAGACACGAAGGCGCGGATTTCCGCGGCTTGGCCTGGCTTGAGAAGATTCAGTTGGCCGTTGGCGGCCTTGAGTGCCCGCTCCAACTTCTGGAGGGGCGTGAAGATCGAGTTGAGACTGTTCTGGGCGTTGCGAGATGCGGCAGTGACCTGGGACTGAACGCTGGCCGCAAACTTCCTGACCTCGCCCGTACTGCCTTGCAGCTTCCGCGACAGGTCAGCCGTGCTGGCCGTGACCAGCGCCGAGATTTTGCCGATGTAGCCGTTTGCCATCCTGGCGTCCTACGTCTTCAACTTCGCCAACTCGGCCCACATCTGATCCGCCGTCTGATTCGGCTTCAGCGCCGCCGGAATGAACACCGACTCCTCCGGTATGTCATTCCGCTTGTAGTTCCCGCTGGCCGCCATCACGATCCGGCAGAGCCGTGCGGTTTGCTGCCAATGGTCAGGCAGCGGCCACCGCTGATCGAACGCATACCACTCGCTCAACTCCTCGCTGTCTGTGTTTGCCAGCAACTGGCGAACCGTCATCCCGAGGGCCAGGGCTAAACGGAAGTAGAACTTGCGCTCTGGCCTTCGGGCGAACCTTCCCCCAACGATTCAACGGCCTCGTTGGTAAAGGCATTATGCTTCCACGACTCCTCGAAGAGCCGATTAATCACGACGCTCGACTTCTTGCCGATCTCGGCCACGTCGCCGTCCTCGAAGAGCCGCTGCCCCTTGTCGTCGCAGAGGGTCAAGACGAGGAACCTCGCGCGGAAGCTCTTCATCTTCTGCTCAGAGTACGCCTCCTCGAACGCATCCCGCTCGGTGCCGGAGAGGGTCTTGACGAACACGTCGCCGCCCCACTCGGGCACGGGGATCGCCTCTGAGAGTTTCGTGTCCTTCGCCGCCAGAATCGCTGCCTTCGACAGGGCCATGAGTGCTCCTACGGGTAATACTCAGTTGGAATAAACGAAATCCGAAAGCGGAAGAAGTCGCCGACCTGCGCAGTGACGCTGCACGAGTCGCAGACCACCTGCCTGGTGATCGTGCCCAGCGGCGTGGCAAAGCGAGCCTCGCCGACTTCTGTCACATAGATGTTGGGGTCGTCGAAGCCGATGCCATCGACCTCGATCTTGCCCGTCGAGGTTATGTCCCCCGTCGGCACGAGAACCTTCGTGCCGACAGCCGCCGATGGCGGCGTCATATCGACGATCTCGGGCGTCGGTGCCTCCACCGAAACGCTGGTCGCCGTGAAGACAATGCCCTTGAACGTGAACGTCGATCCCTGCGACGAGATCGCCATTTATGCCTCCAGGCGAGGCGTCAGGCGAGCCGGAAAGTCGCCGAGCCTCTGACGAAGTCACCCACGCTGCCGCCCAGCGAGGCGTTCGACACGGTCGCATCCCCGCTGAACGAGAACGGCCCGCTGATCGCCAGGGCACCGGAAGCGCCGGCCGTGAGGATCCACCTCGCGGTCGGTGGCGAAGCCGCCGACGAACAGCCGGCGGGCATTCGGGGCCACGCCGAGGTGGGTCGCGTCGAGGAGGTCTTGCGTGTCATTGACCTGAACGCTCGTGACGGTGACGGTCGAGCCGCCGAACGTGAACGTGAGTCCCTGTGCCGACGTTGCCATCTGGTTGCGCCTCCTTGCGCCGTTGTCGGAATAAGCCGACTAAGAAGCCGACTCAGTCCACCTGATCTGATACAGTTGCCGGGTTTCGTAGGCCGGCGGCAGTTGTGCTCCAACCGCCGCCGGGTCGAGGTAGTCGTCCGTTTCCGAAACGAGCCTCATATCATGGATTATACACCCCGCTGACTCGCCTATGTAACCATTCAGGGCGATCCGAATCTCGTCGGCCAGGTAGCGGGACTCGTCGTGGGACTGCGTCCACGAGGCGATCTGGAGGTTCACCTCCGGCATCAAAATCGGGCCGTTCAGGGCGTGCTGTCGAGCGATATTGGCCCGCCGGTAGACGATGAACGGGAAATCCGCCCCCTTCGGGACGGCCACGGGGTAGACCTGAAACCCGACCAAGCGGGCGACCCGCGGGTTTGACACCAGCAGGTGATACACGGCGTTTTCGGGTGTAAATAACATCAGGCGGCCCTGACCTTGTTAATCTCGTTGCGGATCGCGTCGGTCAGGATGGCGAGGGACGAACTCCTCGACGCCAGGATGGCCCGCTCCATCGCGTTGGACGGCGGCATCGCCCCGTAGGTTTCGTTGGGGCCGATGGCGAACGGGCCGAAGTCGTGGGGGTAGCCGCTGCCCTCGCGGGCTTTCCTCGTCGGCTCGTCGCGGCTGCCCATGATGAAGTAGAAGCCGCGGCCCATCTTCTCGAACTGCTCATTGTCGAACCACTTCTTGTCGCGGTCGCCGATCCGCTTGAAGCGGCCGTTGATCTTCTGGTGGACGTTGATGTAGGTGCGGCGGTTCTGCGTGCTGGGCCGGCGGGCGCCGGTGCCAAACTCATAGAGCCACGCATGATTGCCAGCCCCTTTGACCTCAACGTCCCATTCCTTGCCGTCCTTGCCTGCGCCGCCGACGACGTGCTGGGGTCCGCCGATCGCCACGCCGACGCCCTTGGCTCGCTGATTCTTGATGCCGCGGACGCGGACGCTCTTGCGGAGGTTCCCCGTCACGTCGGGGATGATCCGCTTGTAGTTGTTCATCACGTCCCGCATCGCCTTCTTGCACGCGGCGTTGAGCCGAGGCGTCGCGTTCTCGCCGACCTGTGTGGCGGCGCGGAAGAGGGCGTTGATCAGGTCATCGACGCCCTCGAGGCGGATTTGGATGAAGCCCTCGGTCTGCTCGCGGCCGGTGCGGCCGGACGGCAGGACGCGGGCAGTCGTGCCTTGAATGGGTACGGCCATGCTACGTCACTTCCCTCGCCAGCACCTCGAGCACCTCCCGGCCCATCCGGTCTGTGACGCTGGCGATCTCCATCGTCCGATTCCTCCAGACTATCCGGTGCGTGTGAGTCACGTCGTCCCGATGGCGGATGCGGATGCGGTGGGTCGCCATCACGTTGGCCTGCTGGGCCTGCATGATGTCTCGGCTGGAGAGCCCCTCGACGCTGGCCCAGACAGTGGCGAGGTTGCTCCACTGGAGCGTCGTCTGCCCCGACCGGCCGCGGACTTCCGACGGCGACTGGATCGTCACCCGCTCGCGCATCTTGCCGATGTCGAGGCTCATGTGATCGTGCCTTCGCCGATGAGGATGATTTCGTAGGTGCCGCCGGGGTCGCCGTTGATGTAGATGGCATCCCCGGACTGCGGCGATGTGGCTCCGCCCGCGGTAGGGTCGGAGTAAAACAGGCAGCCGCCGGGGGTGATGTTCGTCTCGCCGAAGTTACTCCCGTCCACGGCGTACCCAGGCCCGCTGCTCCACGACTCCTGCAAGGCGTCGCCCAAGACAAGTTGCACGGGGATCGACGGGTGTGTGTTTCGGATAAACAGGGCTTTGATCGTGGTAAACGAGATCGCCCCGCGGTCGTCGGCAAGAGACCTCAAGCCAAACGAGTCCTCCTGCCCGCCGCTGGGGATCGTCCGCGATTCGCTGTAGACGATCTGCGCCTCGTTCGCCCCCGTGCCGTCGGTGAGCGCCAGGGCATATGTCACCGGCGTGGCGCGCAGCGTCTGCGAGATGTCGCCATTGTCGGACTCATGGGCCAGGATAGAAAGCAGAATCTGGGCGTTGAGTGCCATTCGTCAGGTTCCCATAACGTAGATTTGGTAAGTCTGGCCCGTCGTCCCGCCGACGCGGAGGATGCTCCCGCCGGCCGTCGTGCCGAAGCCGTCGCTGTTCGGACAGGACA